CAGGACTGGCACGCGGCAACCCTGACGCTCGCCGACTTCGGCGTGACGCTGCTCCTGCGGCTGCTGGCGGTGCCGGTGTCCTGCGCGCGGTGCGGGGAGCCGACGCGGCTGGTGGACCGGGGCGGTGTCTGCGTCGAGTGCGCCTGCTTCATGGAGCGGGCGGCGTGGTTGCACGAGCGGGCGCGGCGGGCATGAACGCGAGGAGGAATGACGATGCTCGATGACGAGCTGCGGGCAAAGCGGGCGCACTGGGAGGCGTTCACCCCGTCGCGTCTCGCCGCGTTGTGGGAGGAATGCCGGGACGCGGTAGCGGATGAGGACGAGCACCGCTGCCAGCAGTGCGGGCGGCCGATTCACCTGACGAAGACGCTGTGCGCTGACTGTGAATATCCGGTGGTGGACGAGGAGGGGCGGGCATGAGCGCGACGGGCGGGGCGGGTATGACGCTGGCGCTGGTGGAGGAGGCGTGGCTCCTGTGGAAACGTCTGGCCTTCCGGTGGATGGCTGCACCCCACCGCATGCGCCGATTGGACCGCCTGATTGACCGGGCGCGGCGTCGGTACTTCCGACGCAAGCGGGCGATTGGCGGGCAGTGGTGACGGGAGGCAACTGACTGAGGGAGGCAACTGCTGTGATTGACACCAAAGCCGGTGGGGCTGGCACGCTGGAGGAACGACGGGACGCCATTTATGCACGCCTGGAGTACGGCTACGCAATCGTCGAGCGCGCGTTGGCGTCGGGCGACGGGCGCAGGGCAGAGAGCATGGAGGACTTCTGGCTGCAACTGCTGGCCGAGTACGAAGACGTTTGCCACCGGGTGCAGCGGGCGACGGAGTAGGAGGGGCGGGCATGAAGCGGTGGCACCTGCGGCGGCGGGCCTGGGGGTGGTTGGGCGCGGTGTGTTTCCTGGGCGAGCGCCTGTGGACACGGGCGTGCGACGAGTGTGTGACACGACACAACCACCTCGTTATCGCAGAAATGCGCGAGGGGCGGGCATGAGCGCGACGGGCGGGGCGGACGGGTATCGGGCAATGAACGAGCGGGAGCGCGCGGTGCGGCTGGCGCTCGACCTCCTGCGGGAACACGGCCCGCTCACGACGGGCGCGCTGCTGAACCTCATGCCGGACTGGTGGCACGACCGCCTGACGGACAATCCGGGCCAGTGGCTGACCGCGCAGCGGGCGTGGCGCGAAATGGCGTGGCGCAACTCGAAGACGAAGGAGTGGCACGCCGTGTTGCCGACGACGGGGCGCGACATGGCGACTGCGACGACGGGCAGGGGGCGGGCAGGGGGCGGGCATGGCGACTGAAGCGACGGGTGGGGACGCGCTGGTGCAGTCGGCGCGGCAAGCGGCACCGCGCACGGAGGAGGAGTTGCGCGACTGGCTCGACTGGAGCGGGCGGGAGGCGCTGCGACACTTCCCGGCGGTGCAGGCGGCCTTCCTCGACGCGGTGGACGAACTCGTCGCGCTGCGCGCGGCGCTGGCCGAGGCGCACACGCTGCTGCACGAGTTGCGGCGGGTCGTTTGGGCGGGGCAGTTCGGGATACCAGCCGAGGAGACTTGGCGCTTGCAGCGGGCTATTGACGCGGTGGCACCCCGGCGGGCGCGCGAGTAATCGTCAATGTCGCCGATGGCGACGATGACTGCAGCGCAAAGGAGGCAAGTGTTATGAGGCGTCTTACTTGGGGCGACAGCCGCCCCTACCAGCAGCACTGGCGGAACGCCGAGCGCGCCCTGCCACCCGGAGAACGCACGCGCGGGCGCGGCTTCTGGGTTGAGCGCGAGGGGCTGACGTTGCATGTGAACGGCGCTAGAGGCATGAGCGACGAAACGCTCGACGCGATAGTTGAGATGGCGCAATTGGCCTATGCCCAATTTGCCAAGGACCACGGCGGCGACTAATCGTCAATGTCGCCTATGGCGACGATGACTGCAGCGCAAAGAAGCCCCCCGGCACCGCAGCACCGGGCGGCACCGGGCGGGGGGTGCTATCCTCCCCGCATCCCCGCGCTGCCCCCGGCCGCGCGTGACGCGCCCCGCACGGGCAACCGGCGGGGCGTCGCCGTGTGCCGCTGTGGGGCCACCAGCGGGCCTGTGAGCGACGGGAAGGGCGGCACCGGGCGTGGGACACAACAAACGGCCCGCGGCACCGCAGCACGGCACCGCGGGCCAGAGGGCGGAGAGGAGGTGGGCGATGCTCGATGGTCTGGCGCGCATCAAGACGACGGGCGGGGTGGAGATTACGCTCGCCCGACTCGGCACGCGCCCGCACGTCGCGCTGACGGTGCAGTGGGGGCGGCATATGTCCAACCTCATCCTCGACGCCGACGACGTGGACGCGCTGGCCGACGCGTTCAAGGTGCTGAGTGACGAACTGGCCGACCGGGTACGGCCGGGCGACTGAGGCAAGGGGCTGATGCTGCAACTCCGCACGTTCATGTGGCGGGGCGACCCCCGCTTCCACGCCTACTACCGCGCCCCGGCCCCGGTGGGGGGCTGGCTGCCCGAACGCTGGTACACCGGCTACGTCGCGGGCGAGTCGCTGTGCGGGCTGACGGTGCCCTGGCGTTCGACCGCCGTGGATGGGTCGCACCTGGTGGACACCGCCACCTTCGAGCGCTTCTACGCCGCGCGCATGTGCCCGGCGTGCGCGACGGTGGTGCGGGGGCTATTAGAATAGCGGTAGCGCCGGGGTGCGACGGGCGTGTGCTATCCTCCCCGCATCCCCGCGCTGCCCCCGGCCGCGCGTGACGCGCCCCGCACGGGCAACCGGCGGGGCGTCGCCGTGTGCCGCTGTGGGGCCACCAGCGGGCTTCTCAGCGACGTTGGCGCAAAGAAAGGCCCCCCGGTGCAACGGGAGCGCACCGAGGGGCCTGAGGGGGGGAGAGGTGGACCGCCACGCCGTGCGCGCGACGCCGCCCCCACTCCCGCCAGAGAGGGGGACGGAAATGTTAGCCCGGCGCGCGGTTCAGCCTGTTCCACGCGGCGGCGGTCACCACCGGCACAGCCCGGCCCTCGGGCGCGCGCGTGGTCGGGTCGTCGAGGATGCGGCGGAGCTCTGCCGCCTCGGCCTCGGTCAGCACCAGGGGTTGCGCCCAGACGGGGACAGGGGTGGTCGCGGCGCTCGTGGTCGTCTCGCTCATGGCTCCAGACGCCACCCCGTGTTCAGGCGGTACAGTGCCCGCGCGAAGAAATCCGTGTAGAAAACTTTGACGACCTGGTCGTGAAGGACAACCACGGGCGAGCCGGTGACGTTGATGCGCTCAACGCTGCCGTCCTGAATCGGGACGGAGGAGAAGGGGATGATTGCCTTGGTTTCCCGCCCCTCCTGGTCGTAGAGATAGACGCGAAACTCGCGTTCCTGCGCGCCCATCGAGCAGAAGGCCAGCACGGAGGGCGGACAGGCGGGACCGACGCCGCCCATCGACCCGAAAAAGCCATCCGCCTTCTTTGCCGCGCCCAGGAAGTCCCCGTGGTACACGAACGGCATGTATGGCCTCCTGCCTATCTGCTATAATTGGCGTCAAACCTAGGAAAAGCCGGGGCGCGATTCGTGGTCGCCCCCCGGCGCCACATGATGGAGGTGAGTCCACCATGCCCGGTAAGATTACCATCCCCTGCGAGTCCTGCAATGCCCCAATCCAGACCTATCCCAGCCGCATCGGGCGAAAGCGTTTCTGCTCCCGCGCCTGTCACGATGTCGCGCAACGACAGAAGCGGGGTCAAAATGCGGCGGCATGGAAGGGTGGCGTTCAGCGCAGCAACGGCTATCTTTACGAGTATCGGCCCGACCATCCTCAGGCTGGTAATAACGGGCGCGTCGCACAGCATCGTCTGGTTGTCGAACGACGCGAGGGGCGCTACCTCACGCCCGATGAAGTTATCCACCATGTCGATGGCGACGGGACGAACAACCACCCCGACAACCTGCTTGTCCTCTCCGCCGAAGAACATGGCCGACTGCATAGTACGGGGACAGGGAATCCCCGCGCCAAATTGACCGAGGGGCAAGTCAGGAACATCCGACGCCGACGTGCGGAGGGCGAAGGTTGCAACACCCTCGCTGCCGAGTTCGGCGTCGCCCGCGAGACGATTCGCGCCATCGCGATAGGCCACCTCTGGAAGCACCTGCCTTAGTTGACTCTTGTCCATGGCCCCATCGTCCCGTTCTTCAGGGAGCGAGAGTACTGCTCGCCCTTGCTGTTGGTGCAGGTTAGGCCCACATCGACATAAGCGGTCCCATCGATGGTCGCGGCCTGGCCGTCCCAGTTGATGACGCTGATGCTCTGCCCGGTCGGCAGGAGTGTGGACGCGGCCGTGCCTGGTGCGGGAACCGGCACGGTCTGGTTACTTGGCGGGGCTGTGGAACCAACCAGGGCAGCAATTTCCCCAATCCAGGCAATCATTTCATCTTCAGCCAGACCGGGGCAATACTGCCGGTTCACGCTATCCAACTGCGCGTGCCTGATGATGTTGGTCCGCGTGGCGGGGATGCCGAACTCCTGGCAGAGCCACGCGCCGAGGTTGACGGTCGCGCGGTGCTGCGCCTCGGTGAAGCCACCCGGCTTGTTGTTGGCACTCTGCGTCCGCTCGTGCTCCACTGAGATTGACCTGGCGTTGGGGTTGACCGGGGCGTTAATCCACCCCGCGATGACGGGGTTGCCCATATCGGGCTTGTTGACCGCACCGTTGGCCCACGCGCTCTCGGTCGGTGGGACAAGCTCGTAGATGGTCCCGGCACGGTCGATAAGATAGTTGCTGCTGGCGTTGCTGGCGGGGCTGCACAGCCACGACAAACTCCCCGCCGCACCCCCCACCGTGACGTGCCATACGATGGCCTCGGGGCGGTGTGGGCTGCTGTAGCCGCCCCGATTGGGGCTGCGGTACGTCGTGTTCATCGGCGGCTTCGCCACGGCCATCGTGCCCCCCTAGTCGTCGTCGCCCGACTTCGCGGCGAGCGCCGCCTGGAGCCGGTTCACGGTTTCTTCCAACTTCTGCACCTCCCGCGACAGTTCCGCGATGAGGAGGGCTTGCTGCGCTAAGGCTTCCTCGTGACCCGCGCGCGGGATGTAGGCCCCCCGGCTCACGGCCACCAGGACGACGACCAGGATGCCCACGATGCCGATGCTCTGGAGCGCGGGCCAGAGTCCGGCCAGGTTGCCCATCAGCCACCCCGTTCGTGCCAGTAGCGGTACTCCACGGCCCAGAGCCAGCGGACGTGAGCATCCGATGCACATTTAAAGGCGGCGCGGAACAGGAGGCGCGCGACCCGGTCCCGGCAGCCCATCGCTAGGTCCGCGCCGCGACCAGCAGGGCGACCGCGAGCAGGATGCCGCCAACCGCCGTCGTGTACTTCTCCGGTATGGACGGGAACAGGCTCGCCACGAAACAGCCGAGGGCAATCAGCGCCAGGATGAAGGTCACGGTGATGGTCATGGTGGGCCGCCTCTTCCGTGTCGCCCGCAACGGGGGAATCACTCGGCCTCGTCCGCGCTCGCCTGCGCCGCCGCCGCCTCGTCCTCGACCGGCAGCTGCGGGTCCAGTTCCCGCGCCCGCTGCCGCACCAGCGCCCGCGCTTCGGCCAGCGTCGTCACCGGCAGCCCCAGCGCCTGCGCCCGCCGCAGGTAGTGGCGCGCGAAGACCTCCTGCACGCCACCTCGGTCGGCCCCGCCACTCACCGGGTGGACGGACTGGCTGTCGCACCCCGCCACCGGGCAGTCCAGCACCAGGAACGACTGGTGCGCCCCCTGCGGCCCGCGCAGGAAATCAACCTCGGCCCAGGGGATGGTGCCCCCGTGCCCGGCCTCGTCATGCACCACCTGCACGCCCGTCGCGTCGGTCCCCGTTGGTCGCACCGCCATCCGTGTTACCCCCACACGTTAAGGGTTGTATTCCGCCGTTATCGTGTCGTCCGCGCTATTCGGGTTGAAGGTGTAGCCCCCCAGCGCCGTCACCGTGGTGGTCAGGGTGTAGCCCGCCGTGCCGCCGGCGGTGATGGCGGGCTGCGCGCAGTTCGTGACCGCCCAGGTGCCGTTCTTGGTCACGGTCGGCGAGGCGGGTTTCGCCACGGCATACGGCCAGGAAATCCCCGCGCTCACCGCGCCCGCCGCCCCGTAGCTGCTGACGTAGGGGTGTCCCGAAGAGGCCCCGTGCACCTCGTAGTACCGCTGGCAGCGCGCCAGTTCCTCGGCCGGGTGCCGGGCCACATACGCCGAGGCGGTCGCGCCGACGACGAGCATGGCATTGTCGAGGTAGCACGTCTGGGCGGACGTGCCGAATTCGACCCCGACCTCGATGCTGGCGACGGTCGACCCCATCGTCTGCGACTGACTCAACGTCACCCAGCTACCGGTGCTGGCGTTCGGCGTCCCGTAGGTCTTCGCCCCATCCACGCGAAAGAACGGGGTGATATAGGACGCGCTCGGCTGGTTGATGCGGATGGCGAACGTCAGCGTCTTGCCGCGGAGCGACACCACCTCTTCGAGTTTCTGATACACCTCGCTCGTGATGGCGGTATACGTGATGACGCACTTCATGCTGTAGGACGAGGCCGCGTCAATCGTGGTCACGTCCTGCGACATCGCCACGGCCGACGTGCCGGCGACATTGGTGCGGTTGCCCTTCCAGCAGTCGAGGCCGACCACCGCCGTGCCGCCCCCGTTGAACGGCCCCGCGCCGCGCTGGCAGATTTCCATCCCGCCGTTGACGAGCAGATTGCCGCCGCCCGCACGGCCGATGAGTTCGTTGATATTATCTTTGAGGTAGGTGTCCCACATCGCCTCGGTGAAGAGGTCGCCGGAGGACTTATCCGGCACGGTCGTCAGCGGCATCGCGCGTGCCTCCTCAGTAGGTGAGCGCGTCGGTCAGCGACCCGACCACGCTCTGGTCGATGATGAACGGCTGCTGCGTGTCGCGCAGGAGCAGCGCCCACGACCCGCGATGGACGCCCGCGCCCCAGTTCGCCTCGTGGACAATCCGCCGGATGTGGTAGTCCCCGGCCGTGCCCCCGAGGCTCTCGGTCACGGTCACGCGGTCGCCGAGTTCCCGCGCCAGGAGCTGCGCGAAGGTCGCGGCGTCGTGCTGCGAGAGGTCGAGGGCGCGCACGGGCGGGATGGGGTTCTTGCCCTTCCCGACGAGGTAGTGCGCGAGCGCCATCGCCTGGTTGTCGTCGGCGAGGTAGGGACTGGTGACGGCCGGGTAGTCGCGCAGGAGCGTCCCGAGCGCGCCCGTCGTGTCGCTGTACGTCTGGGCCACCCCGCCCGTCCTCGTCACCGTCACGCGGTTGTACATCCGGTCGAGGTCGATGCCCGGCGCGATGGCCCGCATGGTGCTGGCGATGGTCCCCTGGCTGCTCGTGTACGGGCTGTGGTTGGTGGCCTGGCGGTCCAGGTACACCGCCGTGCCGTTCGCCGCGATGTAGAAGAAGCCGCGCTCGGTCGTGAGCAAATCCCCGATGGCCGCGAGCGCCGTCTGCTGCCCGGTCGCCGCGTAGGTGATGGTGTCGCCCGTATCGAGGTCGGTGCTGCCGCTGAAACCCGCCTCGGCCAGGATACTCGCGATGGCCGCGCCGGTCGTCGCCCCCGTCGCCGTCACCGGACTGTAGCCGTCGAGCAACACAAAGGCGTCGATGCAGTCCAGCCGCGCCTCCCTGGCGTCCCGGCCGGGGTCGCTCTCGTGCCGCCGGGTGTAGCCGGAGAACAGGTAATAGGTCGTGCTGCTGTAGGTGGCGCGCAGCCGCACCTGGCGCAGCGGGTAGGTGATGTACGGCTGGAGCGGGCTGGCCGCGTTGGCGGGGTTGAAGCGGCCGGTCGTGTCCTTCATCACCAGCGCGAGGGTGCCCGCCTCGGTCTGGGCCAGGTCGTCCGACTGCCCGCGCTGCACGGTGAACGACTTCAGGCGCGACGTCTCGTCGGTCCAGGTCACCCCGTCCCAGCGAATGTCTAGTTGATAAACAACATTTCCGCGCAACCTTACCGCACCGCTCATACGCTATACCCGATGGTGCGTCGCTGCGCCGAGGTCACGATGCCGCTGATGGCCTGCTGGGTGGCCGTGTCCTTACTGAGCATGGTGTTGCCGGTGATGAGGTAGGTGACGCTCCCGCCGCCCGCAAAGGCACCACCACCGACCGGGGCCGCGCTCGTCGCGATGCCCGCCACGGTGGGCGTCCCGACCGTCACGCCGCCGAGGGCGCGCTCCACCAGGCCGCTGTTCCTGGTGATGCCCCTGGCGAAGCCGGCCACCGTCATCGCGCCGACGTACTCGAACGCTTTCGAGGGGCTGTGAATCCCCAGCACGCTCTTCGCCGCCTCGAACGCCGCCGACGCCGCATCCCTGGCCGCCGACGCGATGGCCCCCGCGCCGCTGCTGATGCCGCCCGCGATGCCATCGGCAATCGCCCGCCCGACGCTCGCCGCCTCGCTCGCCGCCGTCCCAATCAGCCCCTCCAGGGCGCTGATGACGGCGGCGGAGAGGTTCCCCATCGCCAGCCGCACCAGGCCGACCAGATTCGTGAAGGAGCCATCGACCTCCGTGACCAAGTTCGTCACCGCGCCCGTCGCCTGCGTGTACAGGTCGAGGAAGGCGTTGGCGATGGCGAGCACCCACCCGGTGACGAGCGATTCGGTGTTCCCGATGAAGGCCGCGATGCTGGCCGTGACCGTCGTCACGAGGTTCGTGGTCTGCGCCAGCGTGTCGGTCGCCAGCGTCGTGAACGACGTGACCACGGCGGATACCCACGCGGTGACGGCCGCCTCGGTGTCCGCGATGAACGCCGTGACGCTCGCCACGATGCTCGTAATCATCTGCCCAATCTGGTTCTCGCTGTCGCTCACCAGGGCGCTGAAGAAGCCTTGCGTCGTGGCGACGAAGCCCGCCCACGCCGCCTCGGCCCCGCCGATGAACGTCTCGATGAGGCCGGTGATGACGGTCACGAAGCCCCGGAAGATGGTCTGCACGGCCGTGGAGAAGTCGTTGGCCGCCTGCGTCGCCGCCCGCCACGCGCCCGCCCAGTCGCCGTGGATGAGCGCGGACACCACGCTCACCACCCCCTGAATGACGGCCTGCACCGCCTGGAAGACGCCCCCGAGCGCGGTCAGCAGCCCGCTCGCCACCTGGATGGCCCCCGGCAGCGCCCCGGTCAGGAACCCGACCAGCGCGCCCAGGATGCCCAGGAAGCCGGTGACGGCGAGCACCAGCACGCCGCCCAGCACCGCCGCGAGCACCTCGCCGGCCGGGGCGAGCGGCGCGATTGCCGCCAGCGCCTGCCCCCAGACGACGATGAGTTGCGACCACAAGGCTTGCAGCGCCGGGAGGTTCGCCAGGAACACCGCGAAGAACGCCTGGATGAGCGGCAGGATGGCGTTGAGCGCCCCGCCGATGCCCACCATGAGGTCGGCCGCCCACTGCTGCACCACCACCAACGCCGCTTGCAGCCCGGTGGCGAACGCGAGCACCCACAGCGGGAGCGCCGCCTGGAGGGCCGGGACCGCCGTGGTCAGCACCCAGTCCGTCAGCGCGGCCGCGAGGACCAGCACTTGCGCCTGGATGGCGGGGAGGGCCGTGCCGGTAATCCACGCACCGATGGCGGCGAGGAACGCGGCGAGCGGCGGTCCCAGCGCGGGGATGGCGGTCGTGACAATCCAGTCCACAAACGACGCCGCCCATAGCCCGAACTGCGCCGCGATTTGCGGTGCCCACTGCGCGATTGCCCCCGCAATCGCCTGGAAGAATTGGGCGATGTACGGCGCGGCGGCGACCGCCAGCCCGGCCAGCTTGTCGCGAATCGCCGTGACGAAGATTTCCATGCCGCCGATGAACTCGGCGAGGGTCGTCTGCCCGCTCGCGAACGCCCGGAACGCGCCGAGCACCGCGAGGGCCGCCTGGCCCACCGCCTGGCCGAAGCCCGCGAGGACCGCGATGCCCGCCTGCAACGCTCCCACGAGCACCGGGCCGTACTGCTGGATGAACGGAATGGCCGCGTTCACCGCGTCGCCGACCGCGTTGACGATACCGCGCACGGCCGGCAGAAACGCGGTCCCCAGCGCGATGCTCGCCGTCTCCAGCGACGATTTCAGTTGCTCCAGGCTGCCACGGAGATTGTCGTTGCGCTTCGCCCCGGTCGCCGCCGCCGCCCCGGCAACATTCACCTCGCCCAGGTATTTCGCGATGCCGGCCGCGCCCTCGCCGTACAGGATGGTGGCCGCCGACAGGGCTTCGTTCCCGAAGAGCGTGGAGAGGGTCTGCGCCCGCTGCTGGTCGGTCAGGCCGCCAAGTTTCGTCTTGAGTTCCTCGCTGATGCCGGCGATGGACTTCATGCGGCCCGCGCCGTCGAAGAACTCCAGGTTGAGCGCCTGCATGGCGTCCTTGGCCTTCTGGGACGGGTCGGAGAGGGACGCGAGGATGGACCGCAGCGAGGTGCCGGCCTGGCTGCCCTTGATGCCCTGCGCGCCGAACTCGGCGAGGGTGGCGACGACCTCCTCAATCGATAGCCCCATGCTGTTGGCGATGGGACCAACGAACTTCAGGCTCTCGCCCAGGTCGTTCACGTCCGCGCTGGAGGCATTGGCCGCCCCGGCAAGGAGGTCGGCGACGTGGCCCGCCTGCGCCCCCGAAAGGCCGAACTGGTTGAGGGCGTTGGTGGCAATCTCGGCCGCGCGCGGGACGGCGATGCCACCGGCCGAGGCGAGGAGCAGTGCCCCCTCGGCCGCGCCTTCGAGGATGTCCTGCGTGCTGACGCCGCCGGCCGCCAGTTCCGCCATCGCCGCCGCCGCGTCCGTGGCCCCGATGCCGGCGAGGCTGGTGTCCTGCCCGAGTTGGAGCGCCTTCGCGGAGAGGGCCGCCAGTTCCGTGGCCGACGCCCCGGAGACGGCCCCGACCGCGCTCATCGACGCCTCGAAGTCGGCCGCCGCCGTGATGCTCGAAGCGAGGCCGGCGGCCAGCCCCACGCCCACCGTCGCCAACCCGGCGAGGCCCACGGCGGCGACTTTCCCGACGCCGCCGAGCGCGCCGAGCGACTTGCCCAGCCCGTCAATTTGCTGACTGGCTGAATCCTTCGCGGTCAGGATGATTTGCAGCTCTGCCGCCGTCGCCACGTTCCCGGCCTCAATGCGCTATACTGTGCGCCGACAAATGAAATGTCGGGCGGTGCTGTCACACCCCCGACGCGACACAGGGAGGTTGCCCCCATGTCCCGCCAGTCTACCATGACCACCGCCACGCTCGTCCTGCTCGCCCTGCTCGCCCTGGTGGCGTGCGGGACACCGGCCCCCACCGCCACCCCAACGTTCCGGAAGTACACCGTTGACGAAGTCGTCACGGCGCTGACGCCGCTGGGTATCACCGACGTCCAGTACGTGCCGCGCGACCCGGCCGCGCTGTCGCCGAACGTCGCCACCGACCGGCGCGACTTCACCATCCCGTCCGTCGCGCCGAAGGGCGGGCAAGTCCTCTTCTTCGACACGCTCGCCGACCGCGCCGCGATGGAGCAGTGGTACGCCATGTTCCCCGCGTTCGCGCCCTACGTCTACACGAACGGGAACGTGCTGGTGCAACTCAACAGCGGCCTGGCGAAGGCCGAGGCCGACAGGTTCAAGGCGGCCATCGCGGACATGCGCTAGCGTCATCGCCTCACTCGTCCAGGTCGTAGAGCGCCTCGCCCGGTTCCATCCCCCGCGTGTCCTCGCGATACTCCCCCTCCAGCGCCAGGAGGCCGGCGTAGTAGAGCACGCGGTCGGTTGGTTCCCGCTCCAGGTGCCAGGGCAATGCCTTGAACCGTTCCCCGAGCAGCACCAGCGCCCACGGCCAGGGGCAGCCCGCCCCCGACCGCCCGCGCCGCTGCGCCTCCCAGAAGGCCCGCAGCGGCTTCCTCAGCCTTTTGGGTCGTCCGCGCCCGCGCCGTTCACCGCGCCGATGAGCGCCACCATCAGGTCGGCCGGGAGGTGGGCGAACCCCTCACGGTCGCACGGCAGCGGGCGGCCGTCCTCGTCCACGAAGTTCCAGGCGAGGACGAGCGCGGGCAGGAGGTCGTAGATTTCCCCCAGCGCCCGCAGCGCCGCCTGCCCGTCGTCGGCATTGAGCCGGGTGAGGGCGAGGAAGTTGCTGAAGGGCGCGTTGGTCCTGACGGTCGCCGTCCAGCCCGCGTACTCGCCGCCGAGGTCCACGTTCGCGGTCTTGATGGGCATCCGGCGCACGGCGGGCGGGCGGGGCGCGGTGAGCACCCGCCCGTCCTCGGTCGCCGTAATCGCCAGCGTGTCGTCATGCGCGTCAATGTACGTTGCCACCATCGGTCACGCCCCTACAGCCTGATGCCCCAGGCACCGTTCGCCGCCGCCGAGCCCGACACCTTCACGGCGTCGTCCACCGGGGTGTCCAGGGAAAAGTTCAGCCAGGCTGGGCCATACAGGTACTTGCTGGCCGCGTTCGTGGAGATGTACAGGTACAACTTGGTCCCATCGGTCGAGGTCGAGGCCGTGTAAATCGTGCTGTCGGCGTCGTCGTAGAACCCTTCGAAGCTCACGCTGATGTCGGGTAGCCCCTGGACATAGGTCTTGTTGGTGTCCCCGAAGCTGGTGGTCTCGGCCGTGTCGGTCGCCATGTCAATCGACCAGTGCGAGAGCGAGGCAACCGGGACGGCGGTGCCGGTGCCGGTCGTGCTGGCGTATAATCTACCCGATTTTCCGTGATATCTCGCCACAGTTGTCTCCTTTTCTGCGCCTACGCGCTCCGTATCGCGCCCGCTCCTTGCCACGCGGCACGGAGCGTAGACACCACAACATCGGCCTGCGCGGCGAAGGTCCGGTCCGCCACGCAGCCGGGGAGACGGGCGGCCAGGGCGGCGCGCTCGTCGGGGCGGTCGAGGTAGTGGCGGATGCGCTCGCCGAGTTCCGCCGCGGTGCTGAAGGTCGGCACCATCCAGCCGAACACCTCGTCGCTCTCGGCCCGCCGCTCCGACACGGTGAACGCGCCGCACGCGGCCAGCTCCACCATGCGCGGGCTCAGGCTCTCGGCGTGGTCGATGTGCTCGACACCCACGCCGAACCCGCGCGAGGTGCGGTAGAGGTTGATGGCGATGCGCGCCTTGCGATAGAGGGCGGCGGCGACCGCGTTGGCGACGATGCCGCCCTTGATGTGCTTGCGGAGCCGGTGGCGGCTGGGCAATATCCCGCACTCGCCGTACAGGCCGAAGTCCAGCCCGGTCCAGTCCACCGCGCCCAGGAGGTTCGCCCGCTCCTCGAACATGCTGCCGATGAAGAGGACGTCATGGGCGGGCACGGCCGCGTCGCCCGGCTGCGGGTCGGCGCGGTGCTTGGCCGGGTCGTGCGCGTGGGGGAGATAGTGCGTGTTCGGGTTGGCCTGGCGCAGCACGGGGACTGAGGTGCGCTCGTTCGTGAAGACGACATCGGCCCACGGGATGATGCGGGCCTGCTGGGCGTCATCGTAGGGCGACTCGGTCAAGATGAGCGCCGTGGGCACGCCCGCCCGCCGCAGCAGCACCAGCGTGTCGGGGTGGCAGTACATGCCGCTGATGATGACGACGCCATCGACGCTGTGGTAGAGCGCCTGCGGGATGATGTCGGCGCAAGCTTTGGTGAGGACGAGCGCGGCCGGCGGCTCGCCGAGGCGCTTGCGGCGGTAGACCGACTTCAGATACAGCCCCACATCGTCGATGCGCTGGTCGAGGTGGTACTCGCGCACGGTGTGGCCTTGCGCCCGCAGCGCGTCGCGGTAGCCTGTGTGGACATCTAAAGTCGCATACGATGCGCCGGGGTTGACCATCAGGAGGTTCATGCCGCCCTCCTGTCCCGCGCGAGCGCCCAGTCCGCAATCGTCCGCGCGATGTACTCCCGCTCGGCGTCGGACACCCACCAGCCATTCGGGATGCTCACCTGGCGCGCGTCGAAGGCGTCCACGCCCGGCAGCGGCCAGCCGGTGGACACCGCCCGGAAGGCGTCGTGTTTGTCGTTGCGCGCGTGGACTTGACTGGTGGCGATGCCGCGCTGCCCGAGATGGACCATGAAGTCGGCCCGGTCGTCCACGAGGATGGTCATCAGCCAGTAGCTACAACCGGGGTCATACGGCGGCACGGTCACGCCGGGGAGGTCGGCCAGCCAGTCGCAGTACCACCGCGCGTTGTCCTGCCCGCGCGTCACGGCGGTGTGCAGTCCCGGCAGATTGGCGAGGCCGATGGCCGCCGCGATGTCGTTGGACTGGTACTTGTAGCCGACCTCGGTGATGTTCTGGGCGCACCGGAAATCGGCGCTGCTCTCCCGGTCAAGCCCGTACCAGCGGAGCAGCTTGGCGCGGGCCATGTCGCCCTCGTGGCTCAGGAGTGCGCCGCCATCGCCGAGGCTGAGGTGCTTAATCGCCTGGAAGCTGAAACACAGGTAATCGCCCCCCCCAGCGACACGGTAGGGGCCGTGTGCCGCGTCCTCGATAATCGGGATGTCCCACCCGTAGAGGCCGACATAATCGCATTCCCGCCCACCCCAGTTGACCGCGATGATGGCCTTCGTGTCTGCCGTCACCTTCCGGTCCACGTCGGCCGGGTCGATGTTGCCCGTCAACGGGTCCACATCGGCCCAGACCAGCCGCGCCCCCCTGGTGACCACCGGGCTATTGGTCGCGGTGCAGGTGATGGGCGTGCTGATGACCTCGTCGCCCGGCCCGACGCCGATGAGGTGGAGCGCCAGGTCGATGGCGCTGGTGCAGGAGTTGAGCAGGAGCGGCGGCTGGTGCGCCCCGACGACCGCCCCGAACGCGCGCTCGAACTCCTCGCAGCGCGGCCCCTGGCCGATGTAGCCACTTGCCAGCACCTCGGCCACGCGCGCGTGCGCGTCGGGGGCCATCCTGACCTTGAATAAATCTATGCGCGGCGTCATGTTAGCCCGCCCCCATGGTAAAATTAGGGCAACAGAAAGCCGAGGCGCGGCGGCAACCGCCCTCGGTATGGCCCCCCGGAAACCTGCGAAGGAGGTTCCCAGAATGCCCGCCAAGTGTATCACCCTCACCTGTCAGCATTGCGGTCGCCAGTTCTCTTGTCGCGCCGTCGATCCGCAGAAATTTTGTTCGCGTCAATGCGTCAACGATGCGCGCCGCCGTCCGCTCGCTGAACGGTTTTGGTCGCATGTCGATACGTCCGGCGAGTGCTGGCTGTGGACCGGCGGGGGGAACATTCACGGCTACGGGAAACTTCGCCTTGGCAACAAGCATCTTGCTGCCCACCGCGTTGCCTGGGAGTTGACCAACGGCGCTATCCCCGATGGACTCTCGGTCTTGCACAAGTGCGACGTGCGCGCCTGCGTGCGCCCCGAACACCTGTTCCTTGGCACCCAACAGGACAATATGCGCGACTGCGCGAACAAAGGACGGCAGGCGCTGGGCGAACGGAATAACCACGCCGTCTTGAACGCCGCCGATGTCGCGGCCATCCGTGAACAGCACGCGGCTGGTGGCGTGACGCAGGCCGCGCTGGCACGCGCCTATGGCGTCAAGCCGGGGACGATTCTCGCAATCATTCGCCACGTCAACTGGAGACATGTCTAGCTCTCCAAAAACTCCCGGTCCAGCACCGCCCGCGCCCGCTGGTGGTTGAAGCCGTACCCGCTGGCGTAGCCCCCGGCGATGGCCGGGTGTTCCCTGCGCCAGCCCGCGAAGCCAACCGTCACCGGCCGGAAGACGTCGATGCCGTAGGCGCTCAACGTCCAGAGGAATTGGTCGTCCAGGTTGACCTGCACCCCGGTCGGCCAGGCGCAGCCGCGCTCGCGGACGAGGCTGGTGCGATAGGCGAAGTTGCCGGCCGTCGCGCGGCGGTGGTCGGGGAAGGCGCACATCCGGTCGCCCAGCATGTCGCCGTCGTCAAACACGCCCCAGTCCCCGCGCACGTAGTCGCTCTCCGGGTGCGTGGCGAACCAGGCGCGCAGCGAGAAGTACCAGCCGGGATGATGGAGGTCGTCGTCGCACAGATGCGTGACCAGTTCCTGCTCCACCAGTCCCAGTGCCCGGTTGATGAGCGTGCCCTGCCGCGCGCTGACGAGCCGCTCGTCCACGGTCAGCGGCGGGGCCGACACCAGGAGCGCGCCGAACTCCCAGCACAGCGCGGCGACATCGAACGTGCTCCCGTCGTCGGCGACGACGATGGCCTCCGGTCCCCCGGACACGACCGACATGAGGCATTCGCGCAGCATCCGCGGCCGGTTGAAGCTGTGGACGATGACGGCCAGCGTGGTCACGGCAGCACCTCGCGCGTCCGGAACGTGAGCAGCCGCCCGTCATCGCCCACCACCTCCCAGTCGCGCTGGTGGTGGAGGCGACATGCGGCCGGGTTATCCTTGCGGGCTTGCCCCTGCGTCACGCCCGTGGGCGACTGGCGCACGACGTGGGCGGTGATGGCCCCGCCGTAGCCGTGCCCGCCGTGGACCGGCAGCACCGCGACCGATGACCACCACACGCCGTCCGCGTCCCGCCGGATGACGCCATACCCCACCACAAACCCGTCAGTCTCCTGGTAGAGGTAGGCGATGACGTTGCCCTGATTCGCCCGCCACCACTGCTCCTGCGCCGTGTGGGAGATGGGCGCGGTGTCGTGCGCGAAACCTGCCCGGCACGTATTGCGGATGACGCGCAGCCACTCCACATCCTCATCGTCAATCACGCGGCGCGCGGTCAGGCCCACCGCGTCGAGGAAGCGTGCCCCGGTGTCAATGCTGGTCGCGCTCATACTGGCCTCGCCACACTAATCACGGCGTCCACCCAGACCGGCACCACCGGGTGCCAGCGGGCGACCGTGTCGGTTACCCAGTCGTAGTCGCTCTCGTACCGATAGCGCCCCTCCACGTTGCGCTGGCCCACCTTGCCGGGGATGTTGGGCTGCACGAGGCAATGTCCCCCGATGCGCGCCTGGGCCAGCAGGCCGGGCGTGTCCCAGAAGGTCATCCCCCAGTAGGACCGGAAGCGGAACAGGAGCGGGCACGGCGCGGGGAGGGCCACGATGGCCGAGCGGATGGCGTCGAAGGCGTCGGGGGTGAAGATGTCGTCGTCGTCGTTGCCCAGCAGCCAGTCGCCGTGCGCCAGTTCCTGCCCGTGCTCGTACTGTGGGTGTCCCCAGAAGTGGGCGGAAGACGCATGTTCGACATAGCGCACGAAGGGGTAATCCCGGCAGATGGCCTCGGTCTCGGGCAGCGGGCCGTCGAACGTGTCGCCGACCACGATGCATTCGTCGCCCGGCAGCAACTGCCCCGCGAAGCTGTCCAGCGTGCGGGCCAGGGTGGGCCGGCCGGCTGTAGGCACGATGACGCTGAACGTCGGCCCGCTCATGCCAGCACCTCGAGTATCAGGACCGCGCCGTACAGGGTGCTGCCCGCGACGGCGTAGCTGCCGACCCCGTCAATCCTGGTCACCCTGGTGGAGTCGGCCACGCCGCCGAGGGTCGGGTCGGCCTCGATGGCCGCCTTGACCGACTTGGCCCCGGTGGGGGCGAGGTAGGGCATCAGGTTGGTTTGCCCGTTGGCGTTGACCGCGAGCGCCACCATCACGTAGAGACTGAACTCCCAGCGCATCGCCCCGTCGAAGGCCACGTCGTAGTCGGCGGTGCGGAGGAACGGCCAGGCGGCGACCGGCTGGGGGTTGGCCGGCTCGACCGCCGAGGCGCGCACGCCGTCGATGGTGGCGAGGCGCTGCTTGATGCCCGTGGTGATGTCCTCCAACGTTGACGGCATCACCCACCCGCCATCCGCGCGACGACCGTCGCCCCGACCTTCTGGAAGAGGGCGATGACGCCCGAGACGTTGGCGGCAAAGGCGGGTTTCATGTAGGGGTGGGGCTTGGTCCCCTTCCGGCCAATCGCGCGGGCCAGGACGAACGGGTCGATGCCGTGCGCCCGTGCCCAGGACGCCACAGCGGATACCGGCGGCGGTCGGCCCGGCCCGCGCCCGAGTTCGGCGTACAGCCCGTAGGCGACACTCGGGCCAATCTTGCTGGTGAGGTTCGCCCCGCCGCCCGTGATGGCGTGGGTGATGCTGCCGGCCAAGCGCCCGGTGTGCCTGGGGGCGAGCCGCCTGGCGCTGCCCTCGATGAGGAGCGACCCCGCCGTCATCGCCGTCCGCACCTCGGCCGCGAGCGTGGCGGGACCGGCGGCGACACCCGCCTGCAACGCCTCCAGCCCGATAATCTGCATCGTTATCCCGCCCGCCATTACACGGCCACCCACTCGCCCGCGACCGCGCCCTTGTAGGGGTCGATGAGCGCCATGACATCCGGGTCAGCCTGGCTGATTCTGGTGAACTGCCCCAGGTCGGTGGTCTGCAAGATGCCGAACGGTGCCTCGCGCGCCCGTTTGAACAGCCGCTCCGCTTGAATCAGGCAGGCTTGCCGTATCGGTGCCGGGGCGTCGCCGTCCACCGTGTAGCCCCAGTCCCCCACCACGCGCACCTGGCGGTCCTGGGGGAAGGAGCGCGACGACAGCGGGGCGATGCGGAGGCGGGTGTAGATGCCCGTGTCGGGCAGCGGCATGAGCGGGGCGAGGAGGTAATCGGTCGCGGCGAGGCTCGTGGCAAACGTCAGGTCGCCGTTGGTATCGACCGCCACGCTGGTGATGGTGCGGATGTCGGGGCGCAGTTCGAGGATGTTGGGCGAGGTGGCCCAGAAGTACTTGGTCGCACCCGCCTCGTCCCGGAATGACCGCCCGGTCCACTGGTCGATGAGCGCGGTGGCCGCGTCGAGCGCCAGTTGCAGCGGGCTGTCGTCGCTCTCGTCCGCGATTTGGAGCGCGGTCTTGAGCCAGGCGAGGGTGGCGTAGGATGACGCCATCGGGTGCTCCTTTCAGAGCGGTGGGGGCTCCTTTCCTCGGCGCGTGCCAAGGTCAATCGGAGCGAGGGGGCCGGGGGCGGTAGACCCGCTACCGCCCCCGACAAGGCCATTCGGTTGTGGTCAGCCGTGCCCCTCCGTTAGCGAGCCTGTTCTAGGTCAGCCCGGTGACCTTGCAGATGGCGGTCGGCCGGAAGATGGCGAACGCCGCGCGCATCTCGGCGAGCAAGCGCACGATGTTGCGGGTGAAGTCGTCGTTGATGTAGCCGGTGCGGACGGTCGTCTGCTCGCGGTCGTAGAGGGCCATCGTCGCCATCGACCAGTCGGCCACGACGGCGGTGTTGGCGGTCATGCCGATGGACAGGACGACGGGCAGCCCCCAGAGGGTGTTGGCACCGACCATGCTGGGCGGGCCGAGCAGATACCCGCCGGCCGAGGCGGTCGCCGCGTTCTCGCGGAGCAGCCGCACCGTCTGCCAGTTGAGCGGGTTGAGGACGTGGGCGCTGGGGACCGATAGCCCCGTCACCTGGACTTTGACCATCGCCTTGAAGAGCGCATCGGGCGTGCTATCGGAGCCGAGCGCCTGTGTCTGCACGCCCGTGTTGGTGAGGATGCCCTCCAGGTTGGGCGAGGTGCCGTTGCCGGTGATGATGTAGGACTCCAACGCCAGGTCGATGCCGAGCCGCAGTTGCCCGTCGATGATGGCGGAAATCTGCGGGAAGTCGGCCAGGGCGCGGGTCGTCACCGGAATCCAGTGCGCGATGGTTTCGACGGGCTTGGTGACGCGCGCGAAGTCGAGCGCGCTCTCGGGCTTGGTGCCGCTGGTGCCGCTGGCGGCGGTCGCCTCGGCCACCCCGGCGGCGGCGTTGGTGAAGCTCGACTGCACCAGGTAGTCGATGGTGTCGCTGCTGGTGGGGATGCGGCTGACGATGTCGAGCAGGGTGAGGCCGCGCTGGCGCACGTCGATGTAGCCGGCCTGGAAGTCGTTGATGACGCCCGCGCCGCCCGACGTGGTGCTGTTGCCCACGATGAGCGCCTTGCGCTCCATCACCTCGCGGACGAGCGAATAGTCCTTGAAGTTGACGACCAGCGGCCCGCCCATCTGCGAGTCGGGGACGATGAGGCGATTGTCGATGGCCGCCTTGTAGGCGAGCGACTCGATGAAGAGCTGCCCGAGGCTCTTGCTGCCGCGCTGCACGCCGCCACCGGCCACCTCGGGCGCGTCGGCGAAGCGCATGGGCTGCGCGGGCGTGCCGTACTGCTTGCGGCCATCCGCGATGCGGAGGCCCATCTGCTCGTGGGATTCCTTCCGCTGGCGCACCACCTCGAACTGGTCCACCTCTTCGAGCAGCGCCTTGGCGTGGTCGAGGTCGTCGGGCCGGCCGGCCTTCATGGCGGTCTCGGCCTGCTGGAAGCGGGTGGCAATCTCCTGGTTGATTTGCGCGAGGCTCAAGTCCTCGATGGGCCGGCGCACGTCGGTGATGGCGCTCATGCTGACTCCTTGAGAATGGCGGCGTAGCGCCGCCGGGCGAGTGCCAGTCGTAGGGCCAGGGCCTCCGACTCGTCGGCTTCCGCCTCGGGAGTCACGACCGCGAGCGCGGCCAGTTCCTCGTGCAGCGCTTTCGCCTCTGCCAGGAAGGCCGCTATCGCTTGCTGGTGCTGGTCGTTGAGCGGGCGATTGATGGCGGCGCGACGGTCGCGGAGTGCTTTCGCCTCCCGCGCGACGGTCGCCTGCGCCTCGCCGGCCTGCTGTAGGAGCGCGGTGAAGGGGAGGTCGGTCTTGAAGCTGGTGACGATGGCGTTGGTGTTGGCGGGCACGGTGACGAGCGACACCTCCACCAGCTCGACCTCGCGCAGGACGCGCGTGCCGTCGTCGCTGTAGTCGGCGGCCTTGGTCATGAAACCAATGGAGAGGGCATCCACGAGGCCGGCCGTGAGGAGCTGGTGCGCCTTGGTGCCGGTGTCGGTGGGCACCAGGGACCAGTGGCCCAGCAGCCCCTTGTCGTCCTCGGTCAGGCTGATGGCCTTGCCAATCGGCTCCGCGAGGTCGTGCTGCCAGAGGAGGCGCACGTTGGGGCGGGTGAGGAGGGAGGCGCTGAACGCCCCCTTGGCGACAATGTCCCCGTAACTGTCGGGCGTCCCGCCAAACGTGCTGGCGTAGCCCGCCACCTCCCAGCCGCTCTCTTTGGCTTTCAGTTCGGTGAGGCTGAAGGCGAGTTGCTTGCGTTCGAGTTCCACCGCGCGCCTCCGGGCATGAAGAAGGCCCACCAGTGGGCGGCAGTAGAGCCGCGCCGTAGTGGGCCGCATAAGCCCGGAGGGGTGTTGGTTATGGCAACACTATAGGCGCGCGTTAGCGGCTTGTCAATCCGACGTGGGTGTGCCACCCGCACCGCTCGCAGCGCACCTCGGCCGGGAGGGTGGCGGTCAACTCGCGCCCCTTGTGCCGCAAGAAGAGGCGACCGTCCTCGACCAGGCCGAGCACCTGGCCGCAACGGCAGCGCACTTGGATGCCCCCCGGTCCGGCGTGGCGCGGCAACCGCTCCTGGTTGGTGATGGCGGCGTGTTCCACTTTCATGCCGCTGCCCTTTCGCGCGCCTGTTCGATGAGCCACGCCCACGCCCCCAGCCACGCCTCGGCATGGGTCGCCAGCGCCCGCTCGTCCTCCACCCGCCGCCGCAGTCGCCGGCCGAGGGCTTTGCGGAGCGCGGCGTCCCGCACCAGCCGGTCGAGGGCCACCGTCCACTCCTCGGCGGTCGTCGCCAGCAGCCCGGTGTCCCCGTCGCGCACCAACTCCTTGTACAGCCAGGGACTCGCCACCACCGCCGCGCCAGCGGCCCCGAACTCCTGCGCCTTGATGTCGCTCTTGCACTTGTTGAACGGCGTCTCGCCCACCGCGCAGCAGCCGATGTCGATGCCCGCGTAGTGCTCCGGGTAGCGGTCGAACGGCAACCAGGGCAGCACGCGCAGGCGACCGGGCGGGACGCTATTGACGAGGGCCGGGAACGGATGGCCCGCGATGACGAAGCGCACGGCGGGATGGCGGCGGGCGATGGTGCCCCACGCCGCCACCAGCGGGGCGATGTCGCTCGCCTGGCGCTTGGCCCCCACCCAGCCGATGGTGAGGGCGGGCCAGGGGCGGCGTGCCCGTGCCCTGGCCGCGTCGAAGCGGGCGAGGTCGATGTAGTTGGGGACGGTCGCCACCGGGAAGTCGGGGCGCGTCACGGCGCGGACGGTGGTGGACAGGCGGGGCACGCTGACCGTGGCGGCGTGGCATAGGCGCAGGGCGTCGGTCACCCCGCGCATCCGCTCGACTTGCTCCCGGTCCTCAAGGTCGGTGAGGTGTTCGTCGATGTGGAGGAACATGTCATCGTCCACTTCAAAGACGAACGTCTTCCCGCGCTGCCGCAATCCCGCAATCCAGTCGCGCGCCTGCGGGAGGTCGGCGGCGGGCCAGGTCATGCGCGGCAACACGATGATGTCGGCCAGCAGGGCGACCAGCCCGAGGTGCGGGTCATTCTTGTCGATGTACGTGACGAAGTGGCCCGCCTTCGCGAGCATTTCCGCCGGCTGCGTGGTGCGCCAGGCGGTCGAGGCGTCCACCTCGCCGATGACGGACAGGACACGCGGGGCGGTCATCCGCTGTCCTCCCCGACGTAGCAGAGGCCCGCGACCGGGGTCGTGACGTTGCCGATGGCGTCAACGCACTCGACCTCGTAGGTCAGGGTGCGGCGCGCGGGCAGGGCGGCGGTCTGCGCGGCGGTGAGGGTGAGGGTGGCGACGCCGCCGGGGGCGTTCGTGAGGGTGAGCGACTGGGCGAGGCTGTCGGTGGTGCTGTTGGGGAGGCGCAGGTGGAACGTCACGGCGGCGTTGGTCAGGTCCGTGGGCTGGCCGGCGTCCGCGACCGTGAGGAACTTCGTCACGGTGTCGCCCTGGCGCACGGTCAGGTTGGGCACGGCCCCGGCCACGCCCGTCCAGGTGCCCGTGCCGCCGAGGACGGTGGCAAACGGGGTGGCGGCGAAGACGCCCGTGCCGGTCCCGGTGAGGGCGGGCAGCGCGGCCGCGCCAACCCCGGTGGCGGGATAGAGGTTGGCGGTGAGCCAGTCGGCCCACATCCCCTGCATGACCTCGTAGCCGTTGCCCGCGCCGACGAAGGTCGGGTGGAGGCCATCGCGGAGGGGCAGCGTGCCGCTGTTGACGGCCGCGTAGAAGTCCGGGCCGACGAGGACATGCGTCGGGTCGGCGGCGGCCAGCTCGTCAATGGCGGCGTTGTACTGCACCACGAAGGCATCGGCGGGCGCGTCGGTGGTGCGCTTCGTGACCTTGGGGAGGATGACGGCCGTGCAGCCGACCGTGCCGAGCGCGTAGGTGGCGATGGAGAGCATGTTGGCCTTGAAGGTGGCCTTGCTGACGCCCGCCGAGGAATCGTTCGCCCCCCAGCCCAACACCGCATATTTGCCGGTGAAGCCGCTGAAGAGCGTGGCCTTGTTGGTGTCGCCGTAGCCGCTCGCGGTCGTCGGCACCCCGCCATTCTGGTAGAGCGGATACCGCCCGAGGCGCGTCTCGATTTGCTTGGTGAGCGGGCCGTTCGTCCAGGGCGTGCCGCCGATGTTGCGCCACGACATGCCCTCGCTCATGATGGAGTCGCCGAGGAAGAGGATGTTATCGGCGTTGCCGGCGGCGATGTCGTGGACGTTGACCTGGCCCGCGACATCGTTGTTGCCGCCCGCGCCGTTGGCGGCGGTGATGCGGAAGGACAGCCAGTTGTAGCCGGTCAGGGTGAGGGCGTGCTGGCGGGAGCGGTAGACGTTGCCGGTGACGGTGGCGAGCGTGACCCAGCCCGCATCGCCGATGACCGGCGGCACGCCGCCACCGGCCCCCGCGTGGCCGCGCAGGGTGTAGTCGCGCAGGAGGTTGTTGAAGTTGGCGCTGCTCTGGGCGCTCACCCCGTCCCAGAAGCTGAGGGAACTGTCGTTGAACCAGTGGAGGACGACGCTGGCCTTGGCCGCGCCCGCGACGCCGCTGATGTCGAGCGCCCAGTACTGCGGGCTGCCGCCCGAGGGGACGTTGACGAGCCGCCAGTTGGTCGAGTAGTCGGCGTCCACGGCGTTGCTGGCGGCGTTCGCCCCGCCGAAGCCGCCCGAGTCGTAGGCGGGGAGCGACCGGGAGATGAGGGGCATCAGGGCGGGCGCGGGCATGGTGGCCTCCCGGTCTAGCTCGCGGGGAGCGTCAGGGTGAAGGACGACACGGCGGCCGCCCCGCCGACCACGAAG